CCGAAGGGTCCAGCCCCTGATAAACCGCCACTTGACCCTGAGTGGTGACGAACACCGCCAGATCATCCGCGCCGGAACCGCTATCGAGCGTCCAAGTAGCTTGGCAAAGGATTGAGCCGCCCTTGTCGAAGATCGGGCCAAGGTCCAGCAGATTGGCCTCGCCCTGAATGGCGAACGGCTCAAGGAACCAGACCCGCAGGCTATCTTCCTGCACAAAGAACAGCCGTCCCTTGTGGTCCATAACGTCAACCAGCGTTCGCGGGTCGAGCGTGATAATCCCCGCCGTGCCGGTAATGGCCGTGGCTACAAACGACGTGCCTTGATAGTAAATCGGGTCATCCGCACCGTTAACGGCAATCAGGAACGTCCCCGCATCGTTGGCGAAGTTAATCCATTGCCAACGGGCGTTACCTGCCCCGTTATAGACCTCAACCGGCGCGTCACCCTGATTGGACACGTCATATATCGAGCCGCCACAGGCCGCGAAAATGTCGTCTGCGACCGACGCAAAGCCACCCCGCCAGACTAGAATGGTCTCCACAGGAAGCGGCAAGGTCTCTTGCCACGGCACGTAGCCCTTACGCAGCTCCACATAGCCCGCGCGAGGGATGAAGTTGTCCAGAATGACCGCGTTTTCAGGCGGCATATTAGCCAACGGGGATTGAGCATCCCAACCACCGACCGGAGCCGGAATAGCCTTACCGACCGTCACCCGCCGCTGCGTGACCGACTGAAGGGCCTGACGCCCGTAACCCCTGACAGCCTGCCTCATAGCGCAACCCAAGACCCTGAACGGTTCTGATAGCCTTGCGAGCCGATATAGAACAACCGACCGTCAGGGCTATCCGCAGCATCAGGCAGGGCAGACCCGTAGCTAGGCGCATAGGCAGCAAACAGCGCGTTGAGGCGCTTGCGCTGCGTCTCCTGGTTCTTCGTATCCGCGATGGTCAGAAACAAGATCATGCGTGAGCCTCAGCACGGCGGGGCTGCACACCCCACAGCTTTTTCTCCGCAACAAGACGCGCCTCGTTGGCTTCTTCCGCTGAGTCAAAGCGGCCTACAATGTGCTTCTTGTAATCGAGATAGATCGAAGCCACCCACTTGTGGCGATAGCGCGGGTCGAAGCTCACGCCCATAAAGCCGGAGGTATTGTTGCTCCGCTCTCCTGTCAGGTTGTGAGCGTTTTTCATCCGCGTCACAGCCCGCAGATTGCAGCGGCGGTTGTCCAGACAATCACCGTTCATGTGATCGACAACCTTCCCGCCGCTCAGATCGAGGCCCATTCTCTCGGCAATGACGCGATGCATAAGCAGGCGCTTCTTGTTCGCCCTGCCACCAACATCACGGACCGCATAAGCAGGCGTTCCAACGGTAGACGCGCACCACTTGTGCTCCGACAAGTCTTTATCGGCCTCGTCAACGACCGCAATAAAGCCTTTGGTTAGCTTAACCAGCATAATCATCCGGGAAAGTTTCCGATTTGAATATTGGTTGGCCAGCCGTAGTAGCTGCCGCCAGTAGAGTCGATGACGGTGTTTCCACCGTCGCGGGCCATTCGTTGATTTTTCTCTGACTGATAGGTCGCAAAGTCTTCCGCATAGTCCAGACCCTTGGACTTCAGGAACCGCCACCGGATGCCGAGAGGGAACAGCTTGTCATCCAGATAGGTTTCGTCCGTATCAGCAAGGAACTCCTGTTGCGGAACGCCAGCGTCCGACTTCGCCCAAAACTTCGTGATGTACTCGTAGGCAATCTCTTGCCCAGCCGGAGGGGTCGGGGTGACAAGGAACTGCCCGTCGCGCTCCACGAACGCGAGAAACACGCGATTGAGTTGCGGCTGCGCTTGGATAGCCTGCCACTCTTGCGGAGTGAACGGTCCATAGACGTATCGCATGGTCGTCCGGTTGAAGAACGAGTTAGCGACGAAGTGATCTAGATCAGTCGGAACCGCGCTGGACTGAACCGCGCTCGCCACCGTCTCAAAGAGATGCTGACGGCGCATGATTTGCCAGTCATAAGCCCCCGCCAGCTCGTCGCCTTCCTCATTGGCCAGCGCCAGAAGTTGCTGGACCTGAATGTCAGTCGAGGTGACCACTTCCGTAGGGAGCGGAAGCGAGAGCAGGCGGCAGGACCGGCGAATGATTCCGAGCAAATCCACGGCTTAGACCTTTGGCGGGCGTCCGCGCTTTTTGGGCAGCGGAGGGGTTTCGTAATCCGCAGGGACGTGTTTGTGTTCGTCGCTTACGGGTCGGATAGAACCACCGGGACCCTCCACCCCGTCATGATTGAAGGCCTCAACCGGCGCATGGTTGAAGGCTTCCTTCAGGTACATATCATACTCTGCGCCATGTGCCTTCTTGTCAGCGTCAGTCGCCAGACGCGGGCCGATGACAGACGACGAATCCGCCTGAAAGCGGAACATGAGGCGCTTGCCTTCCTTGAAGAAGGTAGCACCAGGCTTGTACATCACGTCTCGTTCCAGACCGCTCATGCTGCTTCCTCTTTCTTGGCTTCTAGCGCGAGGGCCAGTTTGTCCTCAAGCTCACGAATCCGCTGCGTCATCTCCGCAAGAGGCTTTTCAGCGTCGGTTTGCTCAATGAACCGTTGAGCCTTCGCACGGAGGGCATGACCGCCCATCGGTACGCACTTGGCAAGCTGACTGTCCGAAAGCCCAGCAAGGGCCTCCACGGTGCGAATGTGGACGCTGTTAAGTTCAATGACCTGCGAACGGCCAATGCCAGCCCACTCATCCAGCGGCGTACCGCTTTCGGGCGCTTCCATGTTGGCCTTGAACGCGGCGTACTTCGTAGGCCAGCGGTCGCGGTGTTCATCCTTCACCGCCACGTCCACAATGTTCTTGTTGTCGCCCGGAACGATCAGTTCGACGTACTCCACGTCGTTCCAGACCTCGCGCCCTTCCTTCTCCGACAGGAAGTTGTTGCGAACCGGCTTGATGTGGAAACGCGGAATGACCCTATCCCGTCCGTCTGGCGCTACATAATCCATCAGACACACTCCATATCAATAGCGGGCAAATCATCCCATCGCAAAACGGTGTAGGTTTCTTGGTCGTACTCTGTCGCCTCGCTTAGGGTTAAAATAAACCCTTTATTGCGACCAGACCACTCCACTACCGCTATGCGGTCCACATCCGCCAATGGCCCGCTGAATCCTTTTTTGAATTCTTGATTTCGGACTACCGCCATGAACGGCTTGTCTGTCGGCGGGGAAGTCGATTTCCAATCAGCCTGCATCATATCCTCCAATAGACCGTATCATTGCCAATCCGCATCTTGCGGGAATAGCCGGGCAAGTCCGCCTTTGGACCCAGCCCTTTCTCTTCAAGCACGATGATAGGCGAAAACTTCTCGATTGTCGCCATAGCGCCTTTAATCGCGTCTGCCTCCGCGCCTTCAATGTCCAGCCAGATCAGATCGCACTGGTCGAGGTTGAGACCGTCAATGGTCAGGACCGGCACCGCAGTACCCGGCAGCGTCTTGTGAGAGCCGCAGTTGTCCGTGTCGATGCGAAGAACGCCGCACGTTCCAACCTGAGAGCCTAGACCCGCGTAATAGATATCCACATTCGGAAGCGTGACGTTCGCCACAAGGCAATCAAGGTTGTCCGTATCAGGCTCAAACGTGATGACCCGATCAAATACCTTGGCCAGCGCGAGAGGATAGACGCCGACGTTTCCGCCAGCCTGAACACAAACGCGCTTTTCCTTCACCAGCGGAAGGACAACAGGCATAGCCGCCGCGCACTCAGTCACCACCGCTTGACGGCAGCGAACGTCGAAGTCAGGCCACCAAAGGCCGTCTATCTGCTTCATATCAGGACCTCTTGCACGACCTTCGGTGCTGGCTCCGCAAACAACCGGGGCTGCTTGTAGGCTTCCTCGATACGGCGGCAGGCGATGTCGAAATAGGAAGGCTCGCGCTCTATGCCGATGAAAGCGCGGTCAGTCAGGGCGCAGGCAACGCCGGTCGTGCCGGAACCCATGAAGGGGTCGAGGATGGTGCGGGCGTCAGGGAGGAAGCCGAGGCTCCACACCATCAAGGCGACGGGCTTTTGTGTCGGGTGGCCCACGCGCTCGGCGTTTGTCGCGGCTATGGTCCAATCAAAGACGCGCGCATTTGCGTCGAAGTTGGTCCACGCGAGTTCGCAATCCGCCATTGTCCGAACTGCGTCCCGCTTATACCAGACCAGCCAACACCGCGACGGGGGCAGGCCGATGTAGTTCCCGCCCCAAACAATGCTCGGAACCGCGCCAAACATTCCGGCGCTCGGCGCTTTCGCATCCCAATCGGAATATTGGCCGCTGAACTTCTTGCCCCAAGAGCCGCCCTGTAGCTTTTCGGCCAGCCCATAAGGCGGGTCCGTAACAACCGCATCCACCGGGCCAAGCGTCGGCAGAATGTCCCGGCAGTCGCCAAGGTGCAGGGTGCAGTCGCCAATGGTTTCGATACGGCTCATGCCAGCAACTTTCCCATGTCTGGAATCAACCCGCGACCGTGCGTAATCAGCTTCACGCCACGGTCACGAAGGTACTGGTATTGGTCTTGGAACTCCATGGCCTGACGTATCATCCACCGAGCGCAAATGTACGTCTTGCCGCCCATGACAACTTCTTGCGTAGGCTCGCCGTCGTTCAGGCTCTGGCCATAGGCATGGTGCGCCCCGTCCTGATAGCAACTGTCGAAGCCGTACAGATGGATTTTCTTGTACCCCGACAGCCACGCCAGATTGATCGCCCGAAGGCCCACAGTGCCCCCGCCGGGCACTAGAACGCATGGCCTTTGGTTCGGCCCCTCATCAAACCACGGGTCCACAATCTCCCGCAGTTCCTCGCCCGAACCCATGCCGTTGTGCCACAGGACAACATCATGCCCCGCAAGCGCATCAAACACGCACGGATGAACCTGCGAAGCAAGGAAGTAGCGCACGTCTTTAGGCGCGTTCTCCACCATCGACAGATTTTCTTCCCGCGCGTCCAGCATCACATGGGCGTCAGGCGTAATGCCCCGATCAGTCAGATACCGCAGGGCATTGTTGACCGTGATGATCTTCAGGCCGCGCTTGCGGTGGTCCTTGATCTGGCGAAGGCTGTCCTTCATCGACGGCCCGCCCCCGACAATCACACAGCCCTTGGCTTGCTCTCCGAAGCCGGAGAACCACGGAATGTCCCGCAGCACGTTTGCTCGCACGTTGGCATAGGCGAACTCATGCGAGACGTTCATGCCCTTTAGCTCTGGCATGGCCGTATAGCCGCCGACCTTCCAGACGCCCGGAACCCACCCCTCCGTCACGTCCTCCGGCTTGGGCTGTCCGTGGAATATGACCGCCTTGCAGCCGTCAGGGGGCCACGCCACACAATCGCGGTAGGACAGGAACATGGATGGCGGGAACGTCTCCCACGCGCTGACTTGGCTAATCCATTCCTGATCGCCGCCGTTGATCTGGCCAGCGGGGAGAAGGCCCTTAAGGCTTTCCGTAGGTCGGTCGATAACATCCAGCGAGAAGCGGTCCCAGATTGCCCGATGCTCGCCATGCGTCCAGCGCATCACCGAGCTGTTGTAGCAGGGCCAGTGCCAGTCCTTGATGATGCCGTGCGGAAGGCCCTCAAGACGGCCCGTCACGCATACGTCGAGGTCCATGTAGAGGACTTCGTCGCCTAGCTCCCACGGCATACGGCGCGAGAACAAGCCGACCTTTGCCCACCAGCCGGGGAGATTTGGAAGCGGCTCAATCGCCGTGATGCCCTCCGGCAGCTCATCCGGCTTGTCCGTCAGGCACCAGTGACGCGCTTCCTCGGCTAGATGCCTAGCGATACCGTCGTGAAGGCGGGTGACGTACTCAATCCCGTATTTGTCCCCGACGCGGACGCTGACAACGTTAATCATGCTGCCAAGCCCTTCGCGGCTGGATACCCCAAAGTTCGCGCTCTGCTTTCAACCTCGCCTCCACAGCTTCTTCCTTTGTTTTGAAACGCCCGAGATTCACCCACTTGTTGCCGTTTCCAATCCCCGCGCACCAGCGGTTTGCCGCGAACGACACGCCGGGCGTTCCAGAGCTGTTTGCCTTAGACGTTCCGGACTGGTTGCGGACGCTATCTGCCCGCGACACGACGCGGAGATTTTCCCGGCGATTGTCCAGCGTGTCGCCATTGATGTGATCGACAACGCCCCCGGACAGGTCCAGCCCCATGCGTTCCGCGATGACGCGGTGCATGTAGGCAAACTCTTTCTTTTTCCCCCCGACCCGCCAATAGCGGATGACGTATCGGCTGTTGTTCCGCTTGGACTGCGTGTTGGCCCGCCACGGAAACGCGGCCAAGTCACAATCAAGGATGTCGATCTGACAAGTCAGGCCGTCAGCGAATGGTTTAAGCTCTATCTCCATGGCAACAATGCTATAGCAAGCGACAGGCAAAGAAAAGCCCCACCGACCGGAGCCAGCAGGGCCTTTCCATCATCCCGACGCGTGGAGGCGCGTCAGTCAGCTTAGATCGCGGTGCGCTGGCTCCAAGCGTATTGGCCAGCGGTCAGGCCGCCACCAATCGCAAGAGACCAACCAGCGGAGCCGGAGTCGGACGAAGCCGAACCAGCAGCGCCCACCTTGATGGTGGCAGTCGAGCCAAGGGCTTCCGAAGCGCGGACATAGATATGCTCGCGTCCGTTGTTGCCGTTCAGCAGGGTGAGCGGAGCAAATGCCGGGGTCGAGCTTTTCGCCCCCAGATCAACACCAGCCAGCGGAGTGACCGAAAAAATGGTCGTCGCAGAAGTCGCCATGAGATTTCTCCTCTATCTGGCTATTAGGTTTGGAAGAGAACGCCTTGAAGGAAGGCATTGGACAGAGTGAGGTTCCCCGCCCAAACGATGGGCTTGACCATGGCGTCTTGGTTGATCGAACGGACTTCTTCCAGCGGAACCATGTTGCGGTCCTTGTGAGGACGCCAGTGGATGTAGCCGGTGTTCAGCATATACATGTGATTGGCCGGGCAAGCCCCGCCGTAACCACCGTCGAACACAACGTCAGTGCCCTTGTACTTCAGCGAGACATAGCCCGCGTCAGCTTCGTTCGGGTTGGTGACGCGCTGAATGTCCTGCAACGCCGACTCATAGAAGCCGAAGTAGTTGTCATCGCACAGGATCAGGTCAGGCTTGTCCGTACCGCGCGAACAGTTGCGATACAGGGTGTTCATGAAGCGCACGATGTTAGCCGCCGAAGCAGCCGAACCGCCGTCCGTGGTCGCTTGGAACTTCTGGTTCTGCCAGAAGGACCAGGTTGCACGGTTGATGCCGCCGACAGTGCCGGTGGTGGGGTCGTCAGCCACGAGAAGCTGAAGGCCGCCGATCTGCTTGCCGCCCGAAGCCGTGCCGTTCGAGTACAGGTCTTCAGCCACACCGTTCTGCATGGTTTTCTCGGCGTTCTTGATGCGCGAGGCCAGCAGGTCGATGATAGCGTCAACGCCGGAGTTTTGCAGTTGCTCCAGACCGCTCATGGTCACGTTGACGGCGATTTGCTTCCAGTCGAACTCGGCAGCGGTGAACACGTCGCTAGGCGAGATGTTCAGCACTTCATAGCCGGAGTAACGCTGGTAAGTGACGTTCTCGGCGTATTCGAGTTCTTGCAGGATGGTGCGACCGCCGGAGACCGGCTTGATCGTGCCACGACGCTGCATACGCGACAGAATCGCGTTGTTGTTGGTGACGTTGTCCGCCAGCTTGCCCGTGCGGTTACGCAGGGTAGTGGTGGCGATTTCCGAGACATTCGGGGATGCCATCTAGTTTCTCCTAGGCCGTACCGACGACTTCCTCAAAAGCCGCGCGAATATCGTCCTCAATTGAGCCATTGGATTTGCGGATGCCGGTTTGACCCGGAGAGCCCGTAACACTAACCGCCGCGCGCCGTGCTTGTGCAGCTTTGTCCTGAACTGGTGCCGCCTGAACCTGCGTAGTTTGCAGAAGCGGGCGAATGTCAGGACGCATCCAACAGGCCATCTCGTAAGCCTCCGGCAAATCCTTTGCCCTGCCTTCCCGAAGAAGAACCGCCATATCGGAGCGGACATTCTCGGCATACAGGTTCGCGGGGTCAGCGAAGAACGATTCGACCTGAGAGACTACAGGGGCCGTCTGGGCTTCCTGTAGGCGCTGCTCAAGCTGGCTAAGGCGGGCCAGCAGTTCCGGGTCTTGATGGCTGTTCCCTTGAGGCTGGGGCTGCGGAGCCTGTCCTTGGGGCTGGGCCGAATTCAGATTGACGCCATACGAACGGGCCAGAAACTCAAGACCCTGTCTCGGGTCCCGCTCCAGCAAATCCTGAGCTGCAAGCAGCGTCTTGATTGCCGAAGCCTCATCCATCCCCTGAGCCGCCCAAAGAGCGCGACGCGGAGCGATAAGCTGTTCCAGCGGTTCATACCGCTTCACTTCCTCAGACTTGCGCCGCAGTCCGTGGTCGATTTCCTGCTCTCGCTTTGCAACGGCCTGTTGCACTTCGGGAGGAAGCTTATCGAACGTGGCCTTAGCCGCAGGCGACCACGAAGCCGGGGCGCGGATGGCGAGCTTTGCAGCAGGGTCCGCGACTGCCTCCGAGGGCTGGTCGGTAGTATCTTGCACCGTTTCCGGTTGCTTGGCAATAAACTTGCCGTCAGGGCCGCGCTCACGGCCATCAGCCGCCTTCTCAACGTCATCGTTAGGCGTTTCCGCCTCGATAACTGCCTCGGGCGCTACAACCACTTCCTCAGCGGGCGCAGGCTCTGGCGTAGCGGCGCTAACCTCTGCCATTGCCGCCCGAATGTCGTCTTCCATGTCGCTCATAGTCTGGCCTCCACCTGATCAATAGCCGTCTTGATGTCTTGCTTAAGCTCACGGTCAGACAGCACCGCCCGTGGCTTGGGTGTCAGCTTCTCATTGCCGACAATCACGCATCCCGCATCCTTCACACCGCGCTCATAGGCTGACCGGCTGTCGTACATCAGCCCGTTGGCGTGGTTTACAATCGGGTCCATGCCATCCGCCCGAATAGCAGGCATAGGAAGATCAGAACGCTTCTTGCGGAACTGCTCAAGGCAGGCACCAGGCCAAGCCGAGACTTCGTGAATGTCCCCGCAGGACTGGCATTTGCGATATGTCGCACGGCTCATACAGCGAGCGTCCCAAGGCTGGACCAGTTGTGCGCGCCCTTGCTCGTCGCATAGGCTTGCATGGCCTCATTGAGATTGGTGTAGCTCGCGGTCAGACGCGCGTTAATCCACCGCAGCTGCCGTTCATTGAACGTGCCCGCCGGGATGCCGTCATCATCGAACAGCCGCTGAAGGCTCTCGTTGTAGTTCGTCGCCGTAGGGAACGCGCTCTGATCGGTCGCGCTCGCCTGCCTCAGTCCCTGCTGGCTCATTAGGCGCTTCCTTGCGGGGTAGGGTCACGGGCAAGGGCGGCGGCCTTAACCTGAAGCTCTTGGCCCTTCAGTTGCAGTTCAGCCTGCCCCAACTGGCCCTCCATGGCCGTGCGCTCTTGCTCAATCTGGGCTTCCATTTGAGCCGTCTGTGACTTCATCTGCTCAACCGCAATCGCAGTCTCATCAGGCGGGGGCGGAGGCGGCGGACCCGGAGGCGCAGCAGGCGGCTGGGCTTCCGCAGTCTCGAACACCTTGTCGATCACGTCTTCCATCTGGCGAGACACGTTGAACGTCCGTGCGCCTTGCTTCAGGATTTCAGCGAACAGCGGGGCCGTGTACGGGGCAGTCGGGACGATACCAGCCGCAGCCGTCATCAGACCCACCACAGCGCCCGTGAACTCGGTAAACGCCGCCTTGGCCGCGTTCTCATCCGGCTCAACCGTGCTGTCCGTCTCCACGTCGATACGAAACGAACGCAGCGCATCGTTCTTCAGAAGCGCCTGAACGTCCTCCCATGTAGGCTTGGACATAAGCTCAAGCATCTCCGGCGCAGGCTCAATCCCCGGAGGAATCGGCAACTGCTGCTGCTTGGCCTGCTCGATCATCGGCATGATCTGCTCAATCTGAGCCTTCTCTTGCGCCGTAAGCAGCTTGACGTTCGTCATCGCCTTCAGCGTCTCAATGCTGAAATGCTCCGCGATAATCTCAGCCTTCAGCCGGATAGCATCCCGCGCGAACCGCTGTAGCTCACGCTGGCGGTCACGAACCCGCAGGCTTCCCCACTGGCCCTTGAGCCGTTGAGCCGTAGCCGTCTCGTTCGGATTGCTCTCGCCCCGGATAATGTCCGACAGGCCGGTGATCTGGTAAATGTCGTTGAGGATTTGAGCGCGGGTCTCAAAGCACCCCTTCAGCACCTGAATGACCATATCAACCGGAACCCAGTCGATCAGGCCCTTTACGCCGCCCTTGTCCTTCCAAATGTCGTAGGTATCAATCGGGATAAGCTTGTTCTCATTACCCGGCGAGAACACCAACTGAAGCTCTCGGTTCGCCTCGCCCGCATAGACACCCACCATTCGCAGGGCTTCTTGAAGCTTGCCAATCCGGCCCGTCAGGTCGTCCAGTTCTTCGGCTTGGTCCTGATACTGCACATAGTCAGCCACCGGAATCGTGCTGTCGTTGGCCGTCGTGGCGTTCAGCGGGCTAGGGCATGGGAAGAACTCACGCAGGTTCAGCGGGTCTTCACGCTCATCCAGAACGCCGCTCGTTACGCCCTTGCAGACCCAGAACGCGCGCTTGCTCGGCTTGTCCCAAATCTCATAGACCTCGCCCGTCTGGTTGGCTTGGCGTTGAGCGTCCGGCGCAGCATCAGCGCCCGTCGTGACGCCTGACGACGTTGTGGTGATCGGGACCATTTTGGCCTTCTCAGCACCAAACCGCTTGGTCAGCTCTTCCTTCGTCATATAGACGCGGCGACCCACCCAACGGACCTCAGACCACTCACGGGACGGGTTGGTCAGAAAGTCCTTCCACGCTACGTGGTCGCACTGGACTTCCTCATAAACGACTTCCTCCGAGGCGGTCTCGCCAACCTCATCAGTGTCCGCGTCCTCTTCGCCCTCGCCTAGCTCCGGGTCTTGCTCGGCGTTCAACGTCTTCATGTGCGGGATATATCGAACCCACACCTGGCCACGGCCCGGAAGCAGATAGTCCAGCACACACAGCTTCAACCGTCCGTCGAAGTCGTACTGGTCGAGGCTGAAGCCCAACGCCCGTTCCAGAACGTCCGAGGCAACCTTGCCCGTAGGGTCTTCATCACGATAGCGCCTGTCCACCATCGGCTTGGGCTGCTTGGCGTAGATCGCAGGCTGAAGCGTCTGCACATTGGACCACAGCACGGCAAAGCGGCGACGATTGGCATTGACGCTCAGTCTCCCGCCATCACGGTTGCGGTTCTCATTCTTGTAGCGGCGAACGATGATGTCGCCAGCCTTCCACCACGGCTGAAGCTCACGCTCGGCAAGGTTAATCTCGTCAATCCATTTGGTGACGAGGTTCACAGCCTCTTGATTCTCGGGTTCGGTGGGAAGCATGGCCCCTCGCAAGCGTTAGAGGGAATGTATCGTGCGCGGTTCCGCTTGTCGATAGAACGTCTATGCGCGCTCTAACTGCCCAGCGTTTGCTTTCACCGCATACGCTACAAAGCGCTCATAAACATGATTGGGGCGGCACTCATGGTCTTCTGCCGCCTCCCAGCAAGCGCCGCAGCTAATGCAGTTGCCAAACTCGCTTTCGAGCGTGTGTCTTCCAACCTTGCGTAACTTTTCCACCTCAACCCTCCAGTTTCGTCCAAAGGCTACCACAGCCCTAAGCCCTCTCATACCCCACATGGACCGGCTGATTAGCCAGCAGATCGTCCCATGTCATATCACGGATGCCCTTGATGGGCTTTTCAGGCTCAACCGTCTCGACTGGCAAATCCTTGTAGCTCATCGCCAGATATCGCTCCGCGTCCGCACCGTGCGAAGCCCAGTCGTGGCGCGGCTTGTCCTTCCACGTCCCTAGGTCTTCGTCCCACTCCTTGCGGTAGTTCCGCAGACACTTCAGGCCCTCGGCACATTCTTCCTCATCAAACACGCTGATCGCCAAGACCTCACGCACCGCGTTGATACCGTCATCGACGTTGCCGATAGGGACCATCTTCGTGTCCTTGAACTCTCGGACAAACTGCTCAATGCGGGTCAGGCCGGTTCCCCACTCCTTCACCCTAACGTCGTGCGGCATGAAGTTGCGACCCATGCGCCACTCCATCTCGGCATACTTGCCGCGCATGAACTTGACGATATACGGCATCCCCTCGCCGCTACAGGACCAGAAACCAACGTGCCTTACCTGGCCCGGCAGAATCTGGAAGAACCAGATAGCGTGACGGTCCCCCACCCCAATGTCATGGACCGCGTGAACGGGGTAGCCATCAACCGCCTTGAACGCTCCCACGCGCTGTTCGCTATCCGCCTTGGCCATCTGTTCGGCGTAGTAAGCCCCTTCAACACTGGCCTCGAATGCCTCCTCTGGCGTGGACGGAAACTCGCGCTTCATATCAGCGCCCTGAACCTCAGCCTTCTTGGCGTACCACGCCTCCTTTCGAGGGTTGAGCGGTATGCCTACCGCAAGCAGCTTGTCGAAGTAGGCCCGCATGGTTGACGTTATAACCACATCGCCCGGCTCCATCTCGTAAGCAGGCTCACGCCACCAAGAATAGAAGTGAAACCGCCAGTCTAGCTCGGTGTCAGCCACACCCTGCCGCTTACGGGACTGCGCCGTCTGGCACATCTCGTAGAACTTGCCTTCTTGGCCTTCAGCGGTGCTTTCAATGAACGCGATCTGTCCAGCCTGAAGCGTGTTGAGCGCGCCCGTCACAATCTCCCGCGCCTTGTGCGGCATCTTGGCGCAAATCTTGCCAAACTCGGAGATATGCAGGAACTGAAGCGTTCCAGAGCGCAAGGACGTGCCAACGCGAATGACGCTGTTGTTCGCCAGCTCCAACTCTGTCGTGTTGTTCTTCCTGATCGGGTTCGCTGCCTTGATCTGGTCAGGCAGGTTGTCATACGGGAACTTGATCTTATCCCGGAAGATCACCGTCGCGTCGTCCAGCGTATGAGCGATAACCCCGCACCGCGTGTCAGGGTAGAACACCGCCATATCCAGCATGTAAATCTGGATGAAGGTCGTGAACCCTAGCTGCCGGGCCTTCAGGATGATGTTGAGGTAATGCAGCTCGCCCAGAAGCTCGGCCTGCGCCCAGTTCATCTGGAACTTGACGCGCTTACCCTCCTTGTCCGTTATCCAGTAGAGATTGTTCAGCCGCCATCTCTGGTCGGTGAAGCAGTCAAGAACTTGGGCGGGGACGGCCATTGCTAGACACCGCCTCCATCAGCGACGCAAAAGGGTTGTTGCCATCAGGGTCTTCATGGACCGTGGTTTGCTTGTCGCCAAATTGCTTGCTGGCCAGCTTGGAAGCCAGCCACTTACGCGCGTCAAACTGAAGCCTGCCAAGCTGCGCGTCGGTCGCCCCGGTCGCCTCTTTCACACCTCGGTGAGCAACATAGACGCCGAGACTTTCTCTCGCGTGCGCGTACATCTCCGAAAACTCTTTGTGCCGCGTCAACCACAGATAAACTGTCGAGGGCGCGGGCATATCGTCAGCCTTGCAAACCTCGCTCAAACCTCCCTCTTCGGTGGAGAGGCGTTCGCAGATCACGGCCGCTAGTTCTGGCGTGTAGTCAGAAGGGCGACCGCCTGCCATGTGTCCTCAGTCTGGTTTGCGCCTAGGCTTAAGCCGTAGCGGGGCCTTAGAGCGGGTGGATGATGCCTTAGCCCGGCTGGACGGTCAAGTGGGTGTGGCGGGGCCGAAGCCCCTGCCGGTTAGGCGGCCCAGTGAAGGGCCTCTGCTTTCGCTTCCCCGTTGGTCAGGTTTAGGCCGGTCCGCATCCCGTTGGCTTTGCGGAACTGGTCGATGGCGGCGAAAACCTTGCAACGGCCCGCATAGGTTTCCATCAGGGCGAGGACTTCGGCGGCGGTCAGGGGGAAGGTCATCTGCTTGGTTCCGACCGGGTGCTGCTTGATTGCCGCTCCCCGGTGATTTGTTATCCCACATACGTCGTAATGACGCAAGCGGTTATTTCACTCCAGCCCGTACTTTAATGCCAGAGCCATAGCTTTTGCCGCAGGGCCGCTGGGTCCATCTGTGGCGTAGCGTTGAGCTGTCTTGTTGGATACGCCAAGCCAGCGACCCGCCGCGAGCTGCGACAGGCCGAGGGTTGAGAGGGCGGCGCGGTATTCAGCGGGGGTCACAAATGGACCCCCAAATTAATCTTGGCGTGGGCCTTGGAAATCTCCAACCCAAGCCACAAAAACGACCACCAGCCTTTGCTGTATCGGGACAAAGACGGGACAACGCTGCGCGATACAGCGCAGCGATGCCAATTGATCAAGAAGCTTCCGATCCGAATAGCTTTCATTAGATTGGCCCATTCTCGCCCATGAACCCAAGAAGCTCTAGCAGGTTTGCGGCCTGCTCAGAATCCATCTGCCCAAGCGACTTTCCATGCCAGCGAATAAACCGGCGACCATCAGCGCCCGGCTCGTGCTCGATGCCGTAAGCTGCCAGTTGCTCCGAAATGCTGCGGTCATCCATGGAGGAACATTTCGTGCGATTGGTTGACGTAGGCGCGGAAGCCGAGAGCTTCGGCCTTGGCGACCAGCGGAGCGACGGGCGAACCGTCGAGGGTGCAGACCCGGAAGCTGAAACGGGTAGCTTTGACCCGAACCGCACCGAGGGCTGATTTGATTTCCTTGCTGGTCATCTGAGGCTTCCTTTCCGGCTAGTGCTTGATTGCCCTGCGCCGATGAACCCTTGTCCCACATACGCCAGACTGACGCAATAGGCCTTGTGCGTTTCGTGGAATTTATTTTCGCTCCCTCGCCGCGGCCCATTGTTTTTGGAACGCAGGCGGGATGGCGTCGAACCTATCAAGATGCTGGACCACCGGCATACCCTGATCGGCACGGAACTTCAGCCAGCTATCGCGCGATGCTCTTGAGCGTTCGCAGGAATAGGAACGGACAAAATATATCGGATCATGCATGGCGGCGGAGCCTTTTGGGCCGAACCAAAGCGCCGGGAATATCTGCGTAACTCAGGCCATAAATCGCTTTTGTCGCGCAGTTTCGGCTTACGCCATAGGCAGCGGCAATGGCTTCCATTTTCTCTCCCCATCGCCTCATTTGGCGCATCCCAACAACTTGCTCATCCGTCAAGATGGCCAAGGCGCTATTCGTCCCCCTCACAGGGCTAACACGGCGCGATAGCTTCCCTCTCACCCATCCATCAATGCAGTTTTGCTTGACGGTCCCCCATTCCAAATGGTCAGGGTTCACACAGGATGGCGTGTCGCACTTGTGCATAAGGACCGGCCCACTGTCCTTCTCACCGCGATAAAGATAAACCGCCATACGATGCGCAGCGATGATTTTGTGAGCCTTAAAGGCTACCTTCCCGTAACCTTGCGGCGTCGTCACTCCAAACCATAGCCAACACCCTGTGTTTGGCTCAAACTCCACCGTTTTCATAAATGAGCGCATGATTTCCGCATCGGTGAAATTGCGCCGGTTTCTAGTCTTCTTGGGGCGCGGGTCATTCATCGGGCTTGTCGCTCCAAACGATACCGTTACGGCTTCCCCACTCGTAAACAACAGAGAGAAGGCCGGTGAACTCTTCCTTGCTCAAATCCGAGGTGGATTTGCCGACACTGACGAACCCGGTGCCGTCGAGATTGGGTAGCATCCTGACTTCACGGTCCAAGGCGTCCAGAAACAAGAGTTTCCACTCCCTGACTGGCAGTTTGACGCCGTGATAATCCCTCTGCCTCGCAATGTCGCCAAGGGCGGCGTGTAAGGCGTCGTTTTGAGGGATTGTGCGTCCTGGTCCATGAAACACCACCTTTGAGCCTGTAGCCACGCCCTGACACCACCGAGACGCCTTGTCGCGGTCAGACTGAGTGCGGAGCGTGACTACAGCTCGATCAGACATCAGAAAGGCGAATCAAAGTCCGGGCCACGATGAGCCGGAGCATCGTTAGCCGGGCCTGCGTTGCGTTGCATCGGGAACTTGACGGAACCCGCCAGCATCGTCCCCTTGTCGCCTTTAGCCCATACCGCGACTTCCATCTTGTCGCCGGGCTTTGCGCCCTCAGGGATAATCATGGTCCCTTTCCAGTCGGGGGCCTTGTCGTTCCGCTTTTCCGTCTCACGGAAAATGGAGATGTCGCCGGGGCGCTGTTCGTATGCCATCAGAGTTCCTTTTGTCGGGCTGCGAGTTCTTCACGGAGCTGGACGCGCCAGCCTTTGGGCAGTTTCTTGATGTCGTCGTCGTGGTCTCTGAACCAGACGCGCGCGGCTTCCAGTGTAGGAAGCATGGGGATAGCGCCCATCCAGCCGTCGAAAGTCTCGCCCCAGCCGTCTTTCTTGGCTTGAGCCGCACTCATTCCGGGGCCTTCAGCGTTCCACCAGTCTTCGCCTTCAGGGTGGACGCCGCCGTTACCCTTCAGCCGATCAGCGAAGTCCGCAGCAACCTCCTTGACGTATTTCGAGTCGTCAAACAGGCCCATGTGAACGTCAGCCGCGACACCAAGGAACTTGAAGGCGTTCATGATAGCGTCCGTAAACGCCTTCTTGAAAGCCTCGTCATCGTTGAACGGGCCGCTTGAGCGCGACGTGGTGACCTTATCACCACCAACGCCCCAAAGGATGTTGTCGAGCGTTCCATGCCAGCAGGAGACGGTGCAATAGACCAGAATCTCTGCGCCAGCCGGGACGACTTGGAACACCGGCTGATTGATACCCCAGCCAAGTCCGCACGGCCCAAACTCTTCAGTCAGGCGCATCACCACCCACTGAGGCTTGATCGCGGTCCCCTTGAACCCGCCAGATCGGCTAAAAGCCTTGGTGTGTTTCGGGTCTGTCTTGGACAGACTATCCCAAAGAGCCTTCTTGTCTGTCACTTGGCTTCCTCCATTGCCGCTTGATATTGGTTGAGTGCGTCTTGGCACTCGCTTGCCTTTCGGGCCGCGTGTTCTCCGCGAAGGCTCAACATCACCTCGCGCTTCATGATGACGGCGAACTTGGAAGACTTCTCATAGACGCCTCCAACGTCGAGGTAGAGCCTACCGTTTTCAAACTTTGCGAGCGGGCGGTCAGTCACGGCTATGCTTCCTCTCGCAGTTACTCAGACGGATGACGGCTTGGCGCAGTCGGTCGATCTGGTCAGGCTCAAGATCGGAGAGCCTTTCCATGTTGCCTATGGCGACGGTGAGGGAGGACATTGCAGCCTCAAACGTAAGCGTCTGGTTGCGGAGGCCGCGTATGGAGTCGATTACGTCAGTCATTTGAAAATCTCCGCGATAAGCCCGATTGCGAGGCAGATAACCATCACAACGCAGGCGATACCGTGCGCGGTTTTTTCATTGTCGGTCATCAGTAACCCTCATACTTGGCAGCGTCGCGAGCGCGGTCGATCTGGTCTGCGTAACGGTCAGTCATGGCGTCGTATGCCTCGCCGTCCGCTTTGCGTTCCGCTTCCGCCTCAGTCATTCCAGCTTCGACGTACTCGCCAACGAGACGTTCCCACTCTTCAACGAACATCTCTTTCATCAGACAGCTCCCGTAATGTCAGCGGCGACGGCCAGCCAATTAGTGCGGGGCGCGAGGGTCAGAGGCTCATCGGCAAAGGGCGCGTCCCATTCCGCGTCAGCCTCAACCTTCTCAGCATGGCAATCAGCGCAAAGCCAATCGCCGTCCTGCCCGTGGTTGTCGCCTTCATCGACGCGGACGCCGCAATCGCAGCGGCCCTCTTCGCCCATCACGGTGTTTTCGTAGCGCATAACGGCTCTCCCTTGTTGACCCGATAGAACCACGGGAGCGGATAGGGCGTCAAGCGATTATTTCGCTTGATAGAACGTTTCTGTTCGTTCTATGGTGACAGCATGGAAGAAACATTTGCCCAACTACTGCGCCGCCTCCGCAATCGTGAGAGGCTGTCGCTATCCGAGGTTTCCCGCCAGACCGGGCTTGCCAAAGGCAACCTGTGCGACATGGAGAAGGGCAACCGAACCAACCCCACCGTCTCGACTATCGGGGCGCTGGCCACCGTTTACAACACGGCTCCGGCTACATTGCTGCGAGCTGCATTGAGGGGAGAAACCAGTGTTTGAGCAGCTTCACATTCCGCCCGCATGGGCTAAGGCCGCTAACGTGATCGGCCTGGTCCTGACTGTCGTCATCCTCGCTGCGTGGGGGGTGTAATGACTTACGAAGTTGTGACTTGGGACAGCGCAGAGAATGGCGCTATCGCCCGCATCCGTATGCCGATGCTTACGGCCAAAGGGAAAACCAAACTCGATTGGCTTCCCGTTGCCATCCATGGCGCAACGCCGGATGAAGCGCGATCAAAGGCCGTGGCGTTCTATGAGTCAGAACGCGCTCGCCTGACCAACAAAACCGCCAACCTTGCTGCTGCAAAAGAAAAGGCCGCTGCGACACGGGCCGCGAAAAAGGAGCGTGTCTAATGTGGGCCTTCCTCAAACGCCTTGTGAAGCGGTACGGCTTCTTTCATCGTCCGGTTCAGGTCTATGCGCCAACCGCACAATGGCATCAGCACCCGTTCTTTTCGGAAGAATCGACCAGAAACCGTCGCCTTGTGATGATCGTCCGCGAACGTAACGCCCTCAAGGACGAACTGGCGAAGGCTATCAAGCAGAAGAAAGCCCGCGCTCCGATCTATGCCAAACTGCGCGCGCTCTCGATTGAAGAGCTTAACGTGGTGGCTGGGCGGTGAACGGCTGGTACAAACAGCACCCAATGTATCCGCCCTGCCGGTGCTCAAAGTGCGTCCGAGACTTCACGACGCGCCGCCTTGCGTGGTGTTACGACAGGGAAACGGCTCTCCGGTGCGAGGCTGGAGAAGACCCGCGCTATGAGGCCGATAAGCAGGCTTGGCGGGAGCTTGGCCAGTGATCGAACTTCCTTTCCCTGACAAGATTTTGTGGCCTAATGGGCGAGGTCATCGCATGGCGAAGTTTCGGGCCTTCAAAAAGCATAAGCACTGGGGTTTTTGTGGCGCGCTCCATGAGTACGGACGGGACGCCCGCGCTGGCGATGGGCGGCGGATTGATTGGTCTGTCACCATACACCCGAAAACCCGGCACGTCATCGACCGAGACAACGCCCACGCTAGTCTTAAGGCCTACGCCGATGGAATCGCGCTGGCCCTTGGCGTTGATGACAAACTGTTCAATACGCCCGCGCTGACTTTCGGAGAGCCGATCAAGGGTGGTCTGGTCAGGATTGAGGTTCTGGCGGGATGAGAAAATCCTTCAGCGCCAAAGACCGGCTTCGCATCTTCACGGCTCACAACGGCATTTGTGGCCTGTCTGGCGTCAAGATCAAGCCGGGTGAAGCATGGCACATAGAACACCGCGTCCCCGTCGCTCTAGGCGGGTCTAACGATGACGAGAACCTTTACCCGGCTCTTGTCGAGCCTCACGCCTTGAAGACGAAAGACGACGTTAAGCGCATTGCGAAAGCGAAACGCCAGAGCGGGATTGAGGGGGGACAGGCCGCGCGGAGAGCCAAGCGAGGCTTTGGCCTTATCCAGTCTCGAAACGAATGGCCGAAGGGCCAGAAACTGCAATCACGGCCTTGGCCGAAGAAGGGGAAACCAGAATGAGAACTTCAGTCGCTGACATTGTGCGGGAGACCGCTGCAAAGTATGGGCTTTCCGAAAGCGATATCGTCGGCAAAAACGCGAGCCGGGCCTACGCATGGCCACGTCAAGAAGCATACTACCGCATCTTCACCGAATGCCCGCACATATCCTATCCCGATGCTGGGAACAGGCTTGGCGGGCGGGACCACACGACAATCCTTCTAGGCGTCAAAGCCTACTGTCGGCGCAACGGGATTGACTACACCGATGCAGTCCTTGCTCGCACGAAGGCCGGAGGGTTCAGCTACTTCCACCGGCTGGCGACGTTTGACCGCATGATGACCGCCTATTCACAAGCCTTGGAGGCCGCTCGTGTCTAACTCTGCGCACTACTTCCGACCGCTTCAGTCCGCTGTTCTGGCCAGATCGAACCCACCAGGAATGGACAAGGAGCGAGAGGCCGAGAATAAACAGCGTGACGGCGACCTAAGATTCCGGCGCGCTCTTGCGGAGGCGTTCTGGAGGGGCGACCATTTGCGCGAAGGTGAGAAACGACCGCTTAGGCTTTTGGGCTAACAAAAAGGCCCGGCGAGCGCGAAGCATCACCGGGCCTCCTTCCTCCGCGACGGGCACAAGGGGGAGCAAATCCCCGCCGCGTTCCCTTGTTTCCCGCCTTGATATTTTCAGATCAATGACGGATAACATTCGGTGCGGCTCAGGTTACGACTGAACCGCGAAACGCCAACGGCTTGCCTAAGGAGCCATCGACTATGCGGTTTTACCGCTACCAGACATATCGCGCAAGCCTCCGGGTTGTTCCGTGAGCGCGCCGTTCATGCAGCTTTACGTCGCTGACTACCTTGGCGATACCAGGCACCTGACAACCGAACAGCACGGGGCGTATTTGCTCCTCCTCATGACCATGTGGCGGTCTGAGGGCGTCTTGTCAGACAACCCCGTAAAGCTGGCCAGAATCGCGGGCCTGACGCCCTCTCGCTGGGCGAAAATCTGTGCCGAGGTTCTGGAGTTTTTCACGCCATGCGAAGGCGGATTTACGCAGAAAAGGCTCTCCGCTGAACTCGCAATTGCCGAAGAAAAATCGGAGAAAAGATCGCAGTCGGGGAAAGCCGGTGCGAGAGCTAAGGCGTTGAAATCTAACAAACTGGCCTCAGCAAATGCTTCACGATTGCTTAAGCATTCTCCAGAACCAGAACCAGAGTTAAAGAAAGAGAAGCTTACAGCTTCTCCAAAGAAAGGCACTCGATTGCCTTCGGATTGGGTTCCATCGCAAGCGGACCTGACCTTCGCAGCCAGCCAAAACATGACCACCGAGGAGACGAGACGTGAAGCCGATCAGTTCCGTGATTTCTGGATTGCTAAGCCGGGAGCCGGTGGATGCAAGCTCGACTGGCCTGCAACATGGCGGACGTGGTGTCGCAATCGACGCGGCGCGGGCCAAGCTGGAAAGCCAAGCGCCGGAGGACACCGACCGCAACCTGCTTCAATGGTTGATATCGTCCTTGAGCGTCGAAGCGCAGCCGCAAGTCAGCCTGACCTATCCGGTGAGCGGTGGCTACCAACGGACAGTGACGGGGTTTTCGTTTCAGGGGCTGACCGAGGGCAACCGTTCTGAGGCTCTCCGGGCCGTGCAAAGCGCCATGACGCCTGCGACGGTCGAACGGTGTGAGGAACTGGTTTCAACGCTCCACGCCGTCACAGCTCACCGGAATGACAGCGATAACTCTCTCCGGCTGATCTTGAGGCTCTACAGCGATTGTCTGGCCAGGTATCCGGCAGACGTGGCCAAGGCGGTCTGCGAGCGGTTCATGTACCGCCCCGATAAGCCCAACTTCTTCCCGACCCTGAGCGAACTAAAGGAGGCTTGCGACAAGGCGACGGACCAGCGCGGCAAGCTTTTAGAGGCGGTGGCAGGCCGGTGAAAAAATCAGTTGACTATGCACAGATAGGGACTAAGTTAACGGTCATGAAGCAGCCAAACCCGATTGCAGTTCGTCCCCGCCAAGGCTCCGCGCTGGAGGCTGTCTGGAATGAAAACGAGCGTTCCAACCGGGCAATGGGCGAGATTATCCATTCATGGGCTGACCAGTTTGCCGCCATGGTGAATGCGTCAGAAAGGGAGGAAACCCAATGAACGACCGTCACAGCTACACCGATCATCGGATGGCAGCAGCTCAGGCCACCAACCAGAGCAATCGCGGCTGGAACTTCGACAACGCCGTTGATGAAAGCCCGATGTGGCTCCGTGCGCTGGCTGAGATTGCTCGTCCGCGCTCGATCATCATCCTGGCCATCATGGCTGGCGTTCTTTCGCTTCTTTGGATTGGATAACCAAATGACCAGAGAGAATACGGAACTGGCGGGCGCGGTTGAGCGGGTTGACCGCTGGGCTAACTACGAGTTCACGACTGCCGACCAGATCGCTGTGCGTTCTGAGGCTTCGACTTTCACCGCTGGCGACCTCCGCCTCATCCTCTCCGCCCTTTCCGCCGCCCCCCTCCATGAAGGGGAGGGAGAGCCGGTTGGTCGGAACATCACTTTCAGCCCGCACGATGACGAGACAGGCAACGCGGTCATCTCGCCGGACTATCCTGACGGCCCGTACTGGACACTGATCGCTCAAGGTGGGGATGACCGCCAGAACGCGGTCGCGGCTGAAATATGCCGTCGCCTGAACGCCGCCCCTCCTCCCTCTGTGGAAGTGTTTGGTTCATCCGCCGAAGGGGCGGATACCCACCGTGCGACGGACGGGGCTGTTCTCGGCTGGCAAACCATGGAGAACGCCCCGAAGGACCGCCCGATCTTGGGCTGGTGCGTTCACGACGCCGACCCGTACTTCCTTGACGACGGAAAGCGGCTGACCCTCTACGGCGGTCACACTGAGGGCTTGAGCCACGTCGCGGACGGCGCGCACGTTCTGGTCTGGGGCGGGGCGTGGGATGACCGCTCACACGAATACGATGGCGGCTCTATGCCGGACTGGTGGTTCCGTTCGGACAGCGAGTTCGAGGTGACTGCCAACCCTGTCCTTTGGATGGACATTCCGGCCCCTTCGGAAGCCACCACAACCATCACCGACGAACAGGTGGGTACGAGCGTAGCGAGTGAACCAAATCCCTCTGTGGAAGTGGAGAGGCTGAGGGAGGCTTTGACTCCGAGCGGCGACACGAAGGCGGCCTACAGCGGCGAGTTCAAGTTTCAGGTCACGCAATGGCGCGAGAACGAAGACCCGGACGCCGAAGAGGAGATGGAAGAATACCTTGCGGACTTCACCGTGCCGTGGACGACGATCAAGGAGGTAATGGCCGCAATCGCAGCCCGTGCCGCCCTCTCTCGTAAGCAGGAACCGGGTGTCCAATCCCCCGCCAACCAGGAACAAGACCAATGACCGCAGCACATACGCACGATATGGCCTCCGCCCCATCCGATGGGACTTGGATAATCGGCATCGACAAGGACGGGAGAGAGGCCCGCATTCAGTCGCGCGCGACACACCCGATGCTGCCAAACGTGCGCCACTGGGGAGAGGGCGAGACGATCATCGAGGGCAACGGAAATTGGGAGCGCAGCAAGTGCTTCTACCCGGTCGCGTGGAGGCCGGAACAATGACCGCCCATAGCGAGCTTGTGGCCCGGCTGGAGGGGGCCTCCGAAGGGTCGAGTGAACTGTCGGCGCACGTCATCAAGGCCGCGCTTGCCCCGGAACACACATGGGTCGAGCAGTCGAAGTTCAACGGCGTCTGGTGCATCTATGAGCGTCCAGAGAAGCCGCGGATTTGGGAGGTCAGCGGGTCTCTTCGTGGCGCATCGGTGACTGAATCAATCGACGCCGCCCTCGCGCTGGCAGAGCGGGTGCTGCCGGGAAGAGCGGCGGGCGTGTCACAGCAAATCCATCATGGCCACTGGTACGCATGGCTAACACTAGTGGGCGCAGATGGTGACCCTTGGACCGAGGCCGGAGCCAACGCCCCCACCCCCGCGCTGGCCCTGTGCGCAGCCATCCTCCGCGCCCAACCCCAACCCGATGGAGAGAAGACGTGAGCAAGACTGCAAGCCCTCCTGTAGCTGGGGTGGAACTCCGGCTGGTGATCGACTGGCTGGAACAACTGGCCCGCGCTGACGACTTGGACGACATCGCTGCTGACGGCGGCGTGACCGTCGGGATGGTCTATCAGCAGGAAGCCGCAATGCAGGCCCGGCGTCTCCGCGCCCTCGCCTCTCCGGTAAGGGATGATGGTTCATCGGCTGACGCCGATACCCACCGTGCAGCGGAGGGGGCTGTTCTCGCTGACCTGACACGCGCATCGGCGGCGCTAGTCAAATGCCACGACATCTTCATGAGGGCGCAAGGAGGCGCTTCGGGCAATCAGGCAGACGCCTACAACATCGTCGCCTCGAAGTGGACCGAGTGGGCGCAGATGAGGGGCGCATTGGAACCCGCGATGCTTCGGATGATGGAAGTTCGCTCCCCGCCAGCATCCTCAGTCTCGCCAGGTATGGAGACGCTGCAAGCGTCGGAATGCGCAAAAACAAAACACGGGGAGGGAGACCAGTGAGCTTCTTCGAACGCTACCAGAACAAAATCGAGTTTGGTGCGCCGTCTGGCTGCTGGCTCTGGTCGGGATATTCGTCCCGTAGCGGCTACGGCTACATATCGTTGAAAGGCAATATGCGCCGCGCCCACCGCGAGGCATTCGAGGACAAGAACGGCCCCATACCAGACGGGCTGGTCGTGCGTCACAAGTGCGACACGCCGCTATGCGTCAACCCTGATCATCTTTTGATCGGCACCCACGCCGACAATGTGCGGGATCGCGAGTCGCGCGGGCGAGGGCCTCGCGGCGAAGGTCACCCTTGGACGAAGATTACCGAGGCGGACGTTCTTTCGATCCGAGAAATATACATCCCAAACCACCCCGTTTTCAGCGGCGCGGCGCTAGCGCGTCGGTTTGACGTAAGCTTTCAGCTGATCAGCGCCATCATCAACCGCAAAGTCTGGAGGCACGTCTGATGTCCAGCAACGAAAAACCTATGGAGGTTGTGGCTTGGCGGGAGAAGGTGGCGAGGATTGTTGACCCTCACGCCTTTGGTCTTCCTGTCCCCGGTCGGGGGCCGTTGCCGGGGTTTGTGTCGAACAATAGGGCGCGGGATTTCAACCGAGAAGGCGCGCTCACCAAAGCAGACGCCATCCTCCAAGCCCTTGCCCTCATCCCACAAGCAGAAGAGACGTGAAATGACTTTGGTTCATTCGCCTTCGGCTCATACTCAGCCGGGCACCGTGAAGACCGTCGCTGATATTCTGACAGCCGCTGCGGACCTGATCGAAAAGCCCGGCGCGTGGACGCAGGGCGCGCTTGCCCGCCACGCAAACGGCAATCCCGTAGGACCAGCAGAGGCTAACGCAACGTGCTGGTGTCTCTATGGTGCGCTAGACCGCGTAACTGGGGTCCGGTGCTATGAGGGCGCAGCGGCAGACGTTCTCGCGGGGATGTTGCCGGGCACGGTGTCTGGCTGGAACGACCGGACAGGGCGCACCCAAGCCGAGGTCGTCGCCGCCCTTCGCGCTGCTGCTGACAAGGCGAGAACAGCCGCTGAAACTGGCTCGGTAGGCACGAAGGCGTCAGCCGAAGTGAACCAAAAGGACACCCCAGCATGACCACCCCAGACCGCGAACAGGCCCTCGGTGGCTGGCAGACGATTGATACGGCCCCGAGGGATGGGACTACGGTTCGCGTCGGCAGGCGCAAGTTTTTCCAGCAATGGCCGCTGTTCCCGTTGAGGGCACGGTTCGTGGACGGGCGTTGGCTTACCGACTACGGCAACGACAAATGGCGGTCGTTTGAACCCCAGCCCAACTGCTGGATGCCCCTTCCCCCCGCACCTGACACCGTCAGCACTAATGAGGTGAGGGATGAGTAGGGTTTCACTTCGTCGCAAGAGCGACTTCGTACCCACCGAGGGCCAACCGATCAGCAATGCTCGCCTTGCAGCAGACCTACAGGCCGTCGCGCTGGCCCTCCGCATTGGCGGTCTGGAAGGCTTACGGTCGGGTCAGGTCAGAATGGCCACCACCAAACCCGATTCTGGCTCTCCGCAATAGCCACAACGGCTGACTTCTGGGTGTTGCAAACGCGCAAATCCCCGTCCTGAGCGACAATAGCGCGGCCTAGATCACCAACGGTCTGAGCTGCGCTAACGTCCACAGTCGAGACGCAAGGGGCTTTCAGGCTCTCCGGGATGACGACGTTAGCGGCCCCGCCGCACCCGCTCAAGGTCGGCAGCGAAGCCATCAGGCAAACGCTGGTCAGCGCCTTCAATCTCATCGACTGCACGTTGCTTTTCCTCTTGCTCTTGGCGGATGACGGGGGTTTCCGCCGCTACCCGGTCTAGCTGCTTTCCAACCGAACCGGCTACCTTCGCTTCATTGCGGGCGGAAGGCTTGTTGCACATGGTCAGGACCGCCAGCACAAAGCACAGCAAAACCACGATAGCGCCAATCTGGACGATGCGGATCGCGGGCTTATCGAGGCCGAACATCAGGCTTTCCCATACAGAGCGGCTTCAGCAGCGCGGCGACGGGTTAGGCCCTTCATGGTCTTGCCGTCGTTCTTGTCCCAACGGCTGAACTGGTCCTTGGCGGCGACGTAGTTTCCAGCCTTGTGCAGACGCAGCAGGGTGCTGTCGTTCAGTGCCGCCAAGCCCACATTGTAGGCAAACGACACCAGAGCATCGAACTGGCTTTGCGTCGTCACCGGAGCCATCAGGGCTACGGCCTTCTCAAACCGCGCCAGATCAGCCGAGAACCGCGCGTCCGCCTGCGCCTGCGTCCAGACCACGCCCTTTGCGATACCGGGGCCGGTTGAACCCCAACCAATAGTCCAAGGCTTTCCATCGACAGAGCCGGGGTCCGGATAGGCCGTCAGCTTGCACGATTCAAACGAATGAATGAGCGCAATGCCTTCAGGGCTAACGCGCTTGGCCGCAGAGGTGGCCGCAGGAGCCAAAGCCGCGTTTATGGCGTCAACGTCCGCCTGTGTAAGCGGAGCGCCCTTGATGGCCCTTACAGCGTCAAACAGAGCTTTACTCATGCTAGTTGTCCGTCGTCATAAGCACCGGAGGGTCTCCGGCAGTCGTTGTGGTGGTCTTGCCGCCTCCTCTGGCCATCCATCCGCCAACGGCCCCCACAGCCGCCGCAGCGACCGTCTCGCCGTCTCCGTGAAGGATAGCCACCACGCCGATTGCGCCTAGCACGACAAGGCCAGCAATGGCCGTTACATCAATGTGCAGATCATTCATTACGACAGCCCCAGAGCCGATGAGATTTTAGGGAGAAGCAACGTCAAGACCGCCCCCGCTCCAACCGCCATCCCCATCTGCCACCGCTGAACCTTCATCACCGCATCTAGCCGCTCTTCCAGCTTGTCAACGCGCTCAGTCAGGTGTTTCAGATCGTTTGCAACCACGCCCAGCGTCGGGCCGCTCATTGGAAAGCATCCGGCACAGGATGCAAACTCCTGCGATCAGACAGACGAGCGCGAAGCCTATCCAGACCATGACCCATCCCGACACACCCAAGAGCCAGAAGCTGAACGATGAAAAACGCATTGACGGCAACAACATACAGGTAAAGCCCGTGCTGCGTCAGTCCGCCTAACTTCCACATGGAAATCACGACCGCGTGTAGCATAAGTTGCGCGACAAGGCTTCCCACCACCACAACCTTCCATGGCTCTCTGTTTTTCTGCCACGCCCGATAGATCATTATGGCAAGGAAGAAGTCGAGAACGGGCGATGACAGGATAACGTCCGGAAAGCGGTACAGCATCACCAGCAGGTTGTTGATGACGAACACGACAGCCAAAAGCGCGCTTACGCCCATCAAGTCTGCGTATTTGTCCGGCCTCGACTTGTAGGCCAAAAAACTGACTGCGAAGACCGCGACGGTCGCGACAAGGTATAACAGCATCATGGCTTGATCGGGCCACCAGGGTCATCAACCGGAGGCTTGTCGTTTCCACCCGAGAAGGCCACGATGTTGTCCCCGTCACGCGACGCGACATAGGCTTGCTGCGCCTTGTCCAGCCGGGCGTGAAGGATGGCGTGATGCTCTTCCACGAGCTTCAGGGCCTTGCGGGTAGCCTTGACGGCTTCCTCCGACTTCATCAGCGCGCGTCCGATGGCGTCGATATGCTCTTGAGCTGTCATGCTTCAGTCTCCGGTGTGGGGACATCCCACGGCACGTTGACCGCCTGCGCGACGAGCGAGACGGCATCAAACACGGCAAGGCCGTGGGCTTTCAGATGGCTATCAAGAGCTTGTTGCAGCACGGCGACAACCTGTTCGTTCAGGACGGGGCTGATAGTCTTCATGTGAGGCTCCTACGCGACAGCGATAGTGGTGACGGTGCCAGAACTGCCCCTCCACTTCAACGCCCCGGCTTCAGCATAGAGGACGCCGCCGCCCGATGGATTAGTGGTCGGAGCCGTGGTCGCGTTGCCGAGGCCGAGACACCCGCCAGCGCCACCGCCGAAGCCGACTTGCGTGTTAAGGCCAAAGTTGCCATCCCTGTCGAACGTCGCAACTAACGTAATCGGGTTGCCGGTGCTGGTTGTGCTGCGGAGAAATTCGAGGGCACCGGTAGTCGCGTAGTTGTTTGCGATTTGCCACCTGCGGGAGTTGGCCCCAGCCCCAGACGAGCGGTTGAAAAGCGTAATCCCCGCATAATCGGCCCCGGTCGGAACCAACTGCAACAAACCGTTGTTGTCGTTGAACGCGCCCACGATGTTGACAGCCGTAGTGGTGGCGGTCGTGCCAACACTGAGTTTGCCCGCCGTGTACAGGTTGCCGGTCACGTCCACCGAGAACTGCGCCACGGTGTTGACCGCCGCCCGCAGAAGGGTCGAGCTCGCAGCCGAGGCCGTGTTGGTGATGGCGATGTTGAAGGCGCGAGGCGCACCCGAGGTGTTCCACGTCCCTGCCAGGTCCATCAAGGTCTGAGCGTTCGAGCCGGTCAGCGAGTAGCCGGTAGAGGCGTAGGCACCCGTGTTGGCGGGGACGGTCTGCGTGATGCGGCCCGTGACGCCACCATTCAGGGTGACAGCGCCGCCAAAGTAGGACGGGGTTGCTCCTGCGGAATAGAACGCCCAGTTCGTGCCGCCTGCCGTCAGGCTTTCAACATAATAGCCGTATTGGTTAGTGATGACGCCACCACCGGACAGGACGGGGGCAGCGACGTAGCTCCCGTAGCGGTTCGTCACCGTGCCAGTGTCAATGCTTGGCAGGGTGAAATAGCCATACATATTCGTCATGACGTTAGCGCCAGACGCGGCTTGGAAGGCAGGACGGTCCTGGAACCCGGCCCAGTGGTCGTAAGAGAACCCAGCCATAACCGACGCTGCATCGAACGCCGCGTAGGCGGACGCGCCGCCCCGCCGGAAGTAATCTGCCGTCACAAACCCGTGGCCGCTGACAACGCTGCCGTCAAACATATCGCGCGTGACGACCATGCCTGGGTCCGTCGAACCGCCGCCGTAGTCACCAACGCGAGCGATGCCTCCGGCATCCACGCTGAACAACCCTGACGCCGCCGAGAAGCCGCCTGCAATCCCGCCATTCAGGGTAACAGCGCCACCGAAGTAGGATGGGGTGGCGCCTGCCGAATAGAAGGCCCAGTTTGTAGCCGCTGCCGTCAAAGACTCGATGTAAACGCCGTGCTGGGTGCCAATAGTTCCGCCACCGGCAACTGTGGGAGCCGCGATGTAAACGCCATGTCTGCGCGTGACAGCGCCCGCGTCGATGATCGGAAGGCTGTAAAGCCCGTACATATCGGACATGATCTGACCGACAGAACTGGCTTGGAACGACGGACGATCTTGGAAGCCGCACCAATGGTCGAAAGCAAATCCGGCCATCGTCGTTGTGGCGTCAAATGCTGCGTATGCCGCCGCGCCACCGCGCCGGAAATAGTCAGCCGTGACGAAGCCGTGTCCGCTGGTAGTGCTGCCGTCGAACATATCGCGCGACAGGACATAACCAGCGTCAGACGAGCCTCCGCCGTAATCTCCGACGCGGGCGACGCCGTACTTATCGACGCTGAATTTCGACTCCGCGCCAACCTGCAAATCCAGCAGCTTGGACGCAGCAGCCGAGGCCGTATCGGTGACGTTCAGCTTGTAGCCGGTGAAGGTGACGAGGGCGTTGTTCCACGTTTGGGTGCCCGTAATCAGTGGCGCGTCAGCGGCTACAGCCCCGCTTGCAAGTCCAATGCTGGACAGGCCCGTGATAGAGCCTCCCGTAATGGCAACCGCGTTAGCGTTTTGTGTCGCCATCGTACCGAGAGTGCCTTCAATATACTCAGCAAGAATGGCCCCCGTGACCGTCTTGAGCGGCCCCGGCGAACGATAGGTGGCAATCAGGTCCGTACCGACAACATCGGCTTGGGTCGCCAGATCGGGGTACTGCTTGCGCGGAGGCGTCGTCATGGCTTGCCCTAGAACTTGATGATGAACAGAAGCGAAATGTTGAGCGGGCGCGTTTCGGTTCCGCCCGTAGAGCCGCTGCTGTAAGGTGTGACGGCCTCCCCGCCTCCGAGCGTTCCTGTAGTAGTCGCGCCCTGTCCAGCCTCGCCCGCCGCAGTAGGAGGGGTAATCAGGTGGTTATGGTCTTCAAACGCATCCGCCTGATTGTCCCCAAACACCCGGGCCGGGTCAATGCCGCGTCCGTTGTCCCAACCGCGCGCGAAGTAACCGCGCATATCCGGCACGTTGAACGTGGTCGAACCGTCTCCAGAGCCAAACGTGGTCGTCACGACAGCAAAGAGCGCCGCATAGGTCGTGCGAGACACCGCAGCGCCGTTGCACTCAAGCCAGCCGGTAGGGGGCGTGTTGGCCCCGTGCATGATGATGGAGCCAACGGGAGAGGCCGCAGCCCATGTTCCCGCCGCGCTAAGGAACTTCGCCGCTGCCGTGTCACCAGCCGCCGGGGCAGGCACCAGGCCCTTTGTCCCGCCCGACCCGCTATCACCCACAACCGCGTTGAGGATGGTCGTGGCCTGCGTAGCCGTCAGGTCTTCCGGAACACCCGTTCCAGCCGTAACCCGCCCCTTGATCGTCAGCGTAGCCATGTCAGCCAGCTTGGCGTTGGCAAAGGACGCATTAGGGACCGTCACGGTATCCGTGAACGTTGCGGGGTCGTTGAAGGTCGCAGGGCTTTCAAACGTGCTGGTAGCCGTCACCGTCAGCGTATCGCCCGCCGCATCGCCTAGCGACGTGTTGCCCGTGACCGTCAGGCCCGTGAGCGTCTGCGTTCCTACAATCGAGAAGCCCGAAGCGTTCCACGATGCCGCGACTACGCCACCGGCAACCAGAGCGCCGTTGTTAGCCGAGGGGAAGTAAATCCCCGTATCCGTGTCACCAATCACGCCAAAGGACGGCGTTCCAAGCGAGCCGCCGCTAACCCGCACCCCTTGGGCAAACGGGATTGCAAGCGTCGTGGTGGTCTGGCCATCCGAGGCAATGGATTGCGTGATAGCCGTCGAAAGGTCCGACAGCAGCGCATTCCAGTCTTCAGTCTGGATGGTGGTCCCCGGAATAGCGGGATTCCAGGTACTCGCCGGAGCCGTGTAGTTTCCGCTGCCGTTTCTGGCCATCTAGTGTTCCTTCGGGTAGGCTACGGCCATGCAAAGATACATCGTCCTAGCGATCATTTTGGCGGTGCCGTTTACGAACGGATGGGCGACCGGAATCATTGCTGCGCTCGCGGCATGGTTTGTGGTTGACTCTGAACTTCGGGCTGAGCGAGCCGAGCAACGTGTTGCGCAGCTTGCTGATAAGCCTCTTGAAACTCCGGGTTCCGTTGCGCCAGCCGTGCCATTTCGGCCAAGGCTGGTCTGGCCTGTTCAGGGTCACTAGCCTGATAGATGGCGTTAATCAGGCTCTGACCGATCTTGGTGTAAGGCGCGCTCGCACCGGCGATGACCGGAATAGCAATCTCAGGCTTGAGCATCGACACGCCCCCCAAGCCCGCAGCAAGACCGACGCGACCAGCGGTTCCGCTGTCCGGAACGGTTGAGGGAAGAACTTCGCCCATGTTGGTCGCCAGATCACGCATCAGGCCCTCACCGGCTCCACGCTGAGAGCGGCTCCCCGTGTTGCGGCGAACGGCGGCGGCAAGTTGCGCCGGAGTAAAGACGCCTTCGCGCGCCATAGAACCCGCAGCGCCAGCCGCATCCTCAACCCGGACAAGGTTCGCATAGCCCGTGTTAATCTGCTGAAGGCGCGGAGCCTCAACCGGGTTCTGTCTGGCCAGAGCGTCGCGGAACTCGCTGCGAATGTCGCCAAGGGCCTGCCCAAGCGCGCGCTGGTCACCGTCCAGAGAGCGGGCAAGTTCACGCTGTTGCTGGCCAAGGACCGTCTCGATACGCTTGAACTCATCGCCCGCAATCGCGCCAGTTTCATCTACGTTCCGCATCACGCGAGACGACAGGATTTCAGCAAGCTGTTCCGCACGGGCCTGCCCCATAGACGCCGGAGCATCCGCCAGAACTTGAGCGATGCCGGTTTGCAGGGGCTCATCGACAGTGACGTTCACGCGGGACAGAACGTCCGCATACGCCTTGCCGAGCTGGTCTTGCGCGTATTCAACCGCCTCATAGCCGGGCGACACTTTAGCCGGAAGGGTCTCGCCCAGCGGGGAAAGCGCGCGGTTGATTGCCGCGACGTTGGCAGACTCAATGCCGCGCCGACGTGATGCTTGGATGAAGTCCCCGACAATAGGGAAGCCTGACATGCGGTCTTCAGTCGCCCGAATGACGCCACCAACAACCGGCATGTCTTGCAGCATTTGCCCCGGCGTGAGTTGGACGCCTTCACGGGAAAGCTGGCGAGCCGCTGACGTGTCGGCACCAGCAGCGCCCCGCGCAAACCGATCAACAACCCGCTGGCCAACCGCTCCGCTAAGAGCGCCCATGCCTGCCCCTACAGCGCCTTCTTCAAGGCGGTCAGCAAGCGTTCCTTCAGCATTGCCAAAGCCCGTAGCGCCACCGACACCAGCGCCAACGCCCGCAGCGCGACCAGCCCTAGCGCCACCCGTGCCGCCGCCCGCGATGTAGCTTCCGCCCTGCGTCATACCAGGAGCCATCAAGCCGCCAGTCATCTGAAGCGCGAAGTTCTGAAGCGGACGCTCCCGCGCGAACTGTTGCGAGTTGCCCCGAGCTAGGTCGCTATACGCCTCGCCAAACTGTTCAGCGGTGTAGGGGATTTCTTCGCCAAGGATACGACGGTTCAGGTTTTCACCGCGCGTCTGCGCCTCGACAAGAGCGCGCTCAAGCTCATCTGAGAACCCGTAGCTCATTCCAGACGCGAGCGCACGAACCCGATCAGCCAAGCCACCTTCGCTGCCTGCCATCTGCGCTTCAGCCGCGTTACGGGCCGCAAGTTCATCAGCCTTCGGAAGCAAGGGGGCGGGAGCGCCCGGCGCTTGCTGGCGTCCGACGACTTGGAACCAACGGTTAGTCGCAGGGTCCAGTTCATACCCGCGCGCACGAAGGCTCTCCGGCGTGTCTTCCGGCGAAAGGTCTTCTTCCCGCGTCACGCCATACCCAACCACCGGGCCGGAGCGCGCGACGTAGTTTTCCTGCATGACCCGATCAGCTTCTTCGGGCGTGTAGCCTTGATAGATCAGGGCGTCGCGTTCTTCTGCGTCCGTGATGCCAAGTTCATTCAGTGCGGGAGCGGGAGCCGCTTGTGGCGCACCTTGAGGGCGCGGTTGTGCGGGGCGCTGCGGACGGCGAGCGGGTGCGGGTTGCGGACCAGCCATGACAAAGCCGGGAGGCGGAGGAGGAACCGCTCCACCGCCTGTAACCTGAAAACCTGGAGGAGGCGGAGGAACCTGCATCATCGCACAGGCACCCATGCTTGGCCGTCAAACTCGACAACCGCGCCGGTCTGCGGATTGGTTGCGCGCGGTCGCGGACCAGCCGGAGCGCGATTACCAGCACCGTTCGCAAGGTAGCCGCGCTGGCGGTCAAGCTCATAGGTGACGATACGGGTCAGCGCCTGCGGAGTGATGTTGGTATCACCACCGGCAATCCGCGTCGCAAGCTCACGGTCACTGTTAGAGATGTTGGCCGCTCCGACCATATCCCTGACGATTGCACCAATGTCGCGCCCGATCAGGTTTTGATAAACCTCCGTAGCGGCAACAGCATCCCTAGCATCCTGATTACCCAGAGCCGCAGCAGCGCGCGCCGCAGCAATCCGAGCATCAGCGCCAAAGCCGGTGATGGCCTTGGGAATGAGAGCAAGCGCCTCCTCATAGCGCGCGATGCGCTCAGGGGCTTGGCGGACCCGTTGAGCCGCCACGTTTCCAGCCTCAACCTCGCCCCGCGCCGTGCCCTCGTCACGGATAGCATCAGCAGGCGTCTGGCCCTGGAACACACCGCCAGCAGCAGAAGCGGCGGACATAGTGACCGGAGCGCCGGTTGGACTTTGCACGTTGACGAACTGGTAAGGTGCGCGGGCCGCAGCCTCGTTTCCAGCAATAACACCGGCATAACTCGCGCGGCTGGCATTGCCCGCATCCGCTGTTGCGCGCTCACGCGCTCCACGCGCTTCGATAGCTCCTGCAAGGTTGCGAACCCCAACCACACGCCCGCTTTGGTCGTAAACAGGCTCCTCGCCCGGCTCTAGGTCTGGCATATACCGCCCCACATTGGTTGGGTCGTTAGTGTCCGTCAGGAAGCCGTTGATGTTTTCGACATTGCGGAACCGCTGATTAAGCGCGGCAGGGTCATTGCGGTTATACGGCGTTCCATCCGGCCCAACCTGAATGTCGATTTCAGGCGGGGTAGCCATCCGCATCTGGATTTCACCCCACGTTTGTTGCGCCCATGCCATTTGGCCAGGGTCGCCGCTAGTCGCAGCCTGTCGGATAAGCGCAATCTCTTGAGGCGTAGGACCGAGCGGGTTAGCCGCAGCAGGAGCCGGTTGAGCGGGAGCGGCCATAGCAGCCGGAGGCGGGGCGGATTGCGGAGGCTGCATCGGCGGAACGTCTGCCATCGGCATAGGCGCAGGCGGCGCACCAGCCGGAGCGGCAGGCGGCATGGGAGAGCCAGCCACAGACGCAGCGGGGGCAATCAGGGCCTGAATAGGCTCTTGCGTATTGGTGACGGGCGGGGCCATCGGCGCAACCTCATTGGCCAGATCAGCACCCTGCGGCATGGGAGCGGCTGCCGGAGGACCGTCGCCAAGCGCAGCAAGAAGCGCCGCGCGTTGGCTATTCATCGCAGCCTCACGCTCACCACGGACCGCCTTCTCAGCCTTATTCGCGCCGTATTGAGTGATGCCCTGGCCAAGCAAACGGGCCGCAAGCTCGCCATAACCGCCCGTGATCTGGGTCGGCTGGCGTTGTTCCTCTAGCAGTTTGGCCAACAAAGCAGAGCGGCGGACTGCCGGGCTTTCAAGCGGCTGCGGGGCAGGCATGGGAGCGCGGGCCATTCCTAGAGCTTCCCGTAATCGACCATGAGGAAGCCGGTCCAGTGACGGACAACCGCGTCAATCCCCGCCTTCAGCACGTCCTGAGCCATCACGCCAACATGGCGCTTGCGACCCCAGACATACCGGAACTCATAGACCGGCAGGCCGCTATCCATCGTGCCGACGCGGACAACATCCCGCTTCAGGCGACGATCAGACATGGCGTTCAGGCCAGCGGAGCCGAGCTGGAAGAGACCGTTCATCAGGCCCTGCTGTTGCGCCGAACGGGTCTGATAGTTCTGGTTTTGCTGGTTGAGCGAAAGCCCCGTAGCCCCCAGCACGTCCGTTTGGCCTACGCTGGTCGGGGTGTATTGGACGCCTTGAGGCATACTGACCGAGCCGGTGCCGAGAAGAGCTTGTAGCTGCTGAAGCGGCTGGTTCTGGACGTAAGCCCGCTCTTGCAAGCCCTGCGTCCGCGCCTGATTACCGAATGTCCCGCCCGCAATGGCTTGTTGAATCGCGCGAGATTGCTCATTCCCACCGGCCTGGATGGCCTGATTGGCGGCGTTGGAATAGGCGTCTGTTCTATCGCGAGAGAAATCCTCTCGAAGATTGCGCGTAGCCTCACTGTTTGCACCCAAACCCTGAGCGGCAAGACGCGCATCTTGCGAACGCTCCATTCGGTCAAATTGCGGGTCAAGGCGACGTGTTTGGCTCGCATAAACCGAATCCTCAAACCGTTGACGGTCAAAGTCTGGCGCGTTGTAGCCCTGAAGCTCCGGCAGGCCCTCGGTGTTTAGCGGACGGCCAAGCGCATCATTCACGCGGCCAAGCTGCTGGCCCGCCGTATCCAGCGCACCGCCATAGACCGAGGTTGAGCGGTCATAGTTCTGCTGTTCGCCGGGCGAGAGCGTCGTTTCTTGGCGGTAGCCACCAGGGGCAGACGGGTCAGCAACATACCGAACGGACCCGCTAGGGCCAGCGGTATTGATAAGGTTCAGCCTTTGTTGCTCGCGAGCTGTGGCCGTGTTTGCGGCCCCTTGAGCATTGGCAAGCTGGACCGGGTCGGGTGCAGCAGGCGGGCGCGGCTTAGACACTTTACACTACCTCCGAAAAGGCTAGAGCGGCTTCATGCCTAGAAAGACCGAAGACCCAACCGTTCGTTTTTTCCGCTACGTCGATAAGAGCGGTGATTGCTGGATTTGGAATGGCGCGAGAAACCCGAGCGGTTACGGGTTCTTTGGTGCGAGCAAAGACGCCAAGTTCTTGGCTCACCGGTACTCGTACACCATCCACCACGCCGACATTCCGGCTGGAATGTGCGTCTTGCACAAGTGCGACACGCCAGCCTGCGTGAACCCTGACCACCTGTGGCTTGGGACGCAGGCTGAGAACATGGCCGACAAAATCGCGAAGGGTCGCCAGCGTGTCGGTGCTAAAGACCGTCACCGATTGTCCAAGGTCACGCGCGAAATGTCCGCTGACTTTATCCGTCGCCGGGCGGCTGGCGAGAAAGTTAAGGACATTGCCAAAGCCGAGGGGCTTTGCGTACAGACGGTCAGCGATCTTCTGAACGGGCGACACTGGACGGTTCGCGCCGAAACCGATGGCTTCGCCACTCACTCGCCAGAAGCCCTGAGATGATGCAATCGTCGTCGCCATAGCCCCGCCTAATCAGTCCTTCGTGCTTGAAGCCGAACTTCTGTAGGAACTGGCGTGCCCTCCGAAGCTTTTTCGGTGTGAGCGAAGTGATCCTGCCGCACCCGAGCTGATCGAATGGGTAAGCCAAGATACCGCTGACAAGCGAAGGCGTCAACCAGTTGGCCCGAATCGAGGCAAAGCTAACCTCTATGTTGCGATATTGGGGCTGATACTGATTGAAGACGACACCGCCAATGAGATTATCGTGCTTATCGACCACCCCGATAGCCTCGCATGGCCCCCAATCCAGTCCATGCCCGATCTGGTCCGCTACCCATTGGGCGACGAGAGGGGAGAACGGGCCGGAAACTAGCCTCAAAGCTGCCCACCTGTCTGGTTCTGGAACTTCAGGTTAAAGGCCACGATCTCAACGGTCGAGTTGGTAGCGCGGGCATAGTCCTGAATGGCTACAATCCCCTCGCCGTCATACGAAACCACCGTGTTGTCATCCACCGCCAGATCAAGGTACAGCAGCGGGTCAGGCTCAACTCTCAGCCGCACGGAGCCGCAGTAGCCAATCCCTGTCACGCTGGTCCAGCTATCGCGCGTCTCAGTCGCGGAAGCCCAGACGCTCGAATCCCACACGCCGAAATCCCACGTTGCGCCTGTGGTCGTTACCGTAGTCGGAACCGCGCTAGGGATGCTCTCCTTGAAGTCCGTAACCACCTCAACGGCAGGCGAGATATTGTTGGCAATCCGATACACCGGCTGAAGCATCTCAAACTTTTTCAGGTCGCCTCGCGAGCCGAAATAGTTGAACGCCGTCTTCAGGTCCGCAACGATACCCGTCTCATCATCCGCGTAACCCGTGTCCCACAGGCACACAGAGTCGGTCGTGCCGAAGTACATCTGATCGTTGGCCACAGCCCAGCAGAAGGCGTTGATGCCCGTGAACCGGCACCAGGCACCCGTCTGGACGTTCTGCACAAACTGCACTGACCGGGACAGCGGGGCTTCCGGCACATTGAAGATGGCCAGCGTACCCTTTTGGTACAGCGTCCCTTCCCATCCGAAGTTAGCCCGATACGACTGAGCGGCCTTCTGAAATGCGTTCTGGATACGCTGCGTCAGTGCCACAAGGTTCTCTTGTGCGCGGTCCAGCTTCAGGGCCTGCGAGAGCGGGACAACGCCGTCCGTCGTCAGTAGCACAAGGTCGGAGCCGTACTTGATAAGCCCGCGCCGCGAGAGAGGCAGGCCAAGGTCGTACACCCCCACCAATGCCCAGTTATTCGCGTCCGAAGGGTCAAGCCCCTGATAGACTGCCACCTGACCTTGAGTGGTGACGAACACCGCCAGATCATCCGCGCC